AACAAATAATGAAAAAAAAAAAATACTAATAAAACATATATTATAATTTAATTTAAATATATTTTCCAATTGGTCCTTGAAATTCTTTTGTACCTTGTTTTACATTTTTTCTTGTTTTACAATAATTATTTTTTGTATAGGTACAATTTGGTATAGCTAAACAACTATCTTTATCTTTATGATAGTCAATACAATTAACATTTTTTCCTCTTGCTTTATCTTCATCTATATTAAGTTCTTTTAGTTCTGGATTTACTAATTGATATTCTGGTTCAAAAAGTGATTCTACAATATTTGGTTTATCTTCTAGTTGTTGTGGTTGTTGTTGTATTTGTTGGTACATATCTTGGTACATATCTTGTAAAGCAACACTTGTTACATTTCCTTGTTGTTGTGGTTGTCCTTGTAATATTGCACAACGTTGTGATGGTGTAATCGTTTTATTTGAAACCAAATTGGAAAGTGCCATATTTAGTTCACCATTACTATTCTCGAGAGCTATTTCAGCTTCTATACGATTTAAACCTATACTCATTAATGCTTGTTTAGCTGCATCAATATCAGAACTTACTTTTGACATATTTCTTGGAGATGCACTTGGTGATGCACTTGGCTGAGAGTTATTTTCTGGATGGGCTTTTGTTTTTTTTTTACCTTGAGCATCAAAATAACTTTCAGCTATATGTTTGTGTGAACCTTGTTCTATGTGTTCTCTAAGTGATGCTTCATTATTATAATTTATCGTTGGGTCTTTTGCATGCCAATGACCATGACTATGTTGTTTATCATCATTTTTATTACCATGTTGATGTATGTGACTATGAAGTCTTGGTTCTTCTGGTTTTGGTAAATCTATGCTTATACCAGAAGTTCCACCTTTGAGTTTATTTTTAGCATTTATATATTTTAATTTCATAGCTAAATACTTAATTTTATAACTAACCATTTATATTGTAATAAAATAAAAAAAATATATATTAATTAAAATTATTTAAAATTAATTAAAATTAATTAATTATAAGAATAATAATATAATGGGGCAAACATTTTCAAAATGGTTTAGTAGTTTATTTAAAAAAAAAGTTAGAGGTTTAATGTTAGGTTTAGATTGTGCTGGAAAAACAACAATATTATATAGTTTGAAATTAAATGAAATTGTTAAAACTATTCCAACAATAGGTTTTAATGTAGAGAATATAAATTATAAAAATCTTAATTTAACTATTTGGGATATAGGAGGTCAAGAAAAATTAAGAAGATTATGGAATCATTATTTTTTAAATACTGATTTATTAATATACGTAATTGATTCAAACGATAGAGGTAGATTAGAAACATCAAGTGAAGAATTACATTATATATTAAATAATGATTTATTAAGTGAATTAAAAGCAGTTTTAATATTTTGTAATAAAGTAGATTTACCAAATTCTATAAATCCTCATAAATTAATAGATATTCTAAAACTAAAAAAAATTAAAAAACCATGGTACGTTCAACCTTGTTGTGCTGTAAAAAATGATGGTATTCATGATGGGTTTAATTGGTTATCCAAAACTATTAATAGTTAATAATAAATTATTATATAATAATAAATTATAAATGGATTTTATAACACAGAATATAAAAAATAAAAATTATATAATAATATATATATTTTTAATAGCATTAGGGTATTATTTTTTTAATAAAATAGGATTTGAATTAAATAATATAGTTTTAATTACAATTATTATATTTATATTATATTTACATAATATATTTTTAAATAAAAAAACAGATATAGAAAAGTTAGAAAAAAAAAATATTAGTGGTAAATTAAATATTAAATATGTTGAAAATTACGATAAATTATATAAAAAAATAAATAATTTATATCATAAATATTATAAATATAATAAATATGCTTTTGATAAAGCATTACTATTTATGGAAAATTTTTTAATAGGACTAGAAAATTATGATAATATAAATGAAAACATTGAAAATTTGCAATTTTTAAGACAGAATTTTTTAAATAATTTATCAAATATTGTAATTAAAATACCATTGGAAAAAGAAGATTATTTCAACACCCAAGTTGAAATATTAAATAAAATAACATTGGATTATTTAATTCAATTTTCAGGAATAAATTATGAATACATAAGTAATATAGATTATTTTAGAAATGATCCGCATTTTATATATTAGTCAATTTATTATGCATAATTGCATATGTGCATTGTATAAATAATATAAAAATTTAATTTAATATTTTTATAATTGGATTAATATGCTTTTGATAAAGCATTACTATTTATGGAAATTTTTTTTAATAAATAAAGTAATAAAAAATATTATATTATGTTAGTTTTATAAAATAAAAAAATATTTTTTTTACAGTTTACTCCCATTATATAACTTAAAAAAAATTAAAATCAAATTCTACTGAATATTTTTTCATAAAAAAAATATAAAAATCCCATAATACATTTAATTATACGTTTATCATTAATTAAATGAAATTTTAAATCTTTTAATGATAGTGTCATATGATACATCCATCTTTTAAGCACCTTGTAAATTCATAATATTTTCTACTAATTTATGTTTAAAATTTAATTTTAATTCTCCACCTTTATATAATGGACCACCTCCCATTATATCTAACCAAAAATTTTTTTGACCAATAACATGATATTCAATTGAACCACTTTCAATAAACTCATCTCTAAACCAAGGTTCTTCAAAGTCATTAAAAATTCTTGTATAAAAAGTATGAATTAATTTATGAATTGGATTACCTCCTAAATTGAATATAATTGCCAAAAATACACTTCATCATTTACATCATTTGAAGCAATTAAACTGGTAATTTTTTCATTATCAAATGAATCGTAATCTAATCTTTTTTCAATAATTTTACCTGATATATATTCATATCTAATTTTATCTGTTAAATTTCCTATTGATGGTATAAAATTAGGATAATCAAAATTATTCATATATATATATATATATACATTATAGTAATTTTTTAAGTATTAAATAACCACGCATAATAATTATATATGTATATGCATATTATAAATCCTCAAATATTTCATTCATATTTTTTACTTGTTTCGATTTATAATTTTTAATTGAATCTTTTATCTCATCTTCACATAGCATTGAACAGTGAATTTTTATAGGAGGAAGATTTAAGTATTTAGAAATTTTTATATTAGATATATTACTAAACATCTTCTCTTTTCATTTCTGTTTCCATTATTTTAATTTTTATAAAAAAAATTATTTTTTTTTACAATTTAATATTATTACTAAATTAAATTAAAATATTAATATTTATATTATCCAGAACCAGAACTTAAATCATGATACTCATTCCATTAAATTAAAATGTTCTTCTTCTAATTGATTATATTCTTCTTCTTTTAAATAAACATAATGTTTATAATCTTCAATTTTATCAAATAAATCATGTATTTTTTCATCATGAAATTTAGCAAAACCATCTAATTTTTCTTCATAAAATTCACTAATATGTTCAATAATTTTTATCAATTCATCATTTGATAATTTTGATAATAAATTAGGTTTAAATTGTTCATTTGTATTATCAATCAATGAAGCATTACTCATTTTATAGTATAAAAATAAAAATCATTTTTAAATTATTATTAAATAAAATTTAATATTTCTTTTAAATTTTCAGGTTTTACATTATTTTGTAATAACCAATAATTAATACCATAATGAGTTAATATTTCTTCATTTTTTCTTATATTTTTTATAGAAAAATATATTGGAAAATCTTTTGTTTCTAATATTGAAACATTACATTTATCTTTATTATTATTATATTTTATAATTTCTTCATTACTAATATTTTTTATATTACAATAATCATTTACTATTACACCACATAAATTTAAATTATAATTATTTAATTCATCTTTTCCATTTACTACATTATTTTCATCTATATCACGTAAATAAGGACTAATATTATTAATATAATTATCTTGATTTTTTACATATTCATTATACATAATTTTTTATTAACTATATCACCATAATATACACATATTGGTGTATTTACCTTAATATCTTGATTTGCAAATAATGAAATACCTTTTTCATTTTTTTTCTTATAAACTAATGGTTTTTGTTCTATATTAATAATTTGAAAGCACGATATATTATGTAATATCATTTATATTTAAATATAAATTTAAATATATATCTAAATCATTTTTAAATATAATTTATTTTATAACTTCAATTCTTTCTATTTCATAAGCAATACCTAAAATATTTATTTTTTTTGTAAATTCTTTAACTAATTGTCTAACATAAAATCCAGATGAACAAGTAATTTTAAAATGTCCAACAAAAACATTATTTATATTATTAATATTATTCCATTTTTCTAATATTTCTTTTTGTCTAAAATCACCTTCTAATTTTTCAATATATTTATTAATTTTTGTTTTTATTTTATCAAAATCAATATTTTCTAAATTTAATAATTCTAAATTATCTACATTTACACTTTTATAAGGAATATTAATTTCTTTTAATTTATTATTTTTTGTCCAAAACCATAAAGGATTTACGTTTTCCTGTTATTTCATTTTTAACACAAATTGAACTATAATTATGATATAATTGATTATAATTTCCTACAAAACTTTTTAAATTTTCATTTAATACATCTTCACTTAAATTATTTAATTCTTCTTGTGAATTAATTAATCCTAATATATCATTAGTATCTGTATCAAAACCAAATATAATTTTAAACTCATATACTTTTTTTAAATTTAAATATTCATTCATTTTTTTACAATGTTCATCAAATAAACATATTGATTGACCACAAGCCATTGGGTCTAATTTACCTACTACTGTTCCTTTTTTTATTTTTTTTTCATTTTTACTATTATATTTATTAATATAATTATTAATCATTTGTGTTGGAGTTTCTCCAATTTGTTTATATAAAATTTCCATAATTGTATTTTAATTAATATAAAATCATTTTAAGATATTTTTATATGTTTATTCTTCGCCGGCACAACCTTCGCCGGCACAACCTTCGCCGGCACAACCTTCGCCGGCACAACCTTCGTCAATACAATCATCGACCAAATTACCTAATATAACACAAAAATATGTCTCTTGTTTAAACATTCCATTAATTATATCATTTTTGAATTCTTCTTCATCAGATGATTCTGGTTCATATTCTGGGTCATCACATCCTAATTCTTGTTCATAAAATATTTTAAAATTAATTCCTGTTAAAGTTTTATAAATATTAAAATATCTTTCTTCATTATCTTTAAACAAATCTCTATTATAAACATTTATTAAATAATATGCAAGTTCTTCTTTATCATTAAAAGTAGTTTTCAATAATGTAGTATCAGAACCATTTATTGAAAATATATTATAAGAACTATCATATGGATTTTTTAAAATATTTATAAAATGAAAATTATCAAGAAATGGTATTTGTAATTGTATTAAACAACCAACATTTAAAGCCTTTAATATTTCTGTAATGTTTTGATTAATAATTATAGAATTAGCAAATAAAACTTTATAATTAAATACTTCTAATAATAATACTGCAATTAAATCTTTAAAAAAATTACATTGACCTTTTTCCATTCCTTCAAATTTATTAAATGTTAAATTTTTTGAATCTTGAGTTTGTTCCATTGAAAAACAAATACTTAAATTATTACCTGCAATAATATTAAATATGTTAAATAATTTTACTATATTTACATAATCATTTATATCTATTATTTTATTAAAATCAATATTTTCTAAATTTGTATAATATATTTTAAAATTATATATTTCTTTATTTAAATTTATACCATCTAAATTTATACCATCTAAATTTAGACAATTAAAGATGTATGTTTGTCCATACATATTAGTCTCAACATTTATTCTATTCGAAACATTTATGCAATTAGATAAATCATTAATTATTTCAATTCTTTCTGACGAATTCATACCACCTTTAAATTTCAAATATTTTAATTTATATTTTAAATATTTTTTTTTATAATTTTGCATTATAAATATATAAAATAAAAAAATTATAAATAAAATATAATGTCTTGCTTTTGGGATAGTTTAATAAATACTATAAATATACAAGATTTTAAATATTATTTAAATTATAATAATAATAATAAACCAAATCCACAATTATTTGCTAATTTATTAAAGCAAAATAATATGAAAACTTCTAATATTGTTTGGAATAATATTGCTTTAACAGAAAAACAATTAGATGAAAATTATGAAGCCGTTAATTGTTATGATACAAATACTGTAAATAATGGTTATTTTTGTTCTACATTTGAACCATTTTTATTTTTAGTTTCTGAATTATTTGAAGTTTCTATTCAGCATAATTATAATGGTAATAATCAATTTTATGAAAATAAAAAAAAAACACTACATATTTTTCGTTTTTTAAGTAATACAGGACATTTTTATATTAAATAATATATTTATTTTAATAATTTATAAATTGTTTAAGTTATTTATATAATTATTAAAATTAATTAAATCAGATTTATATTCGATTACATTATTTTTTCCGTAAAATTCACATATTTCTCTATTAGTGTATAAATCATCATAATTAAATTACTGCATATTAATGCATATGCAATTTATAAATTAATATAAAATAAATAATTATATATTATTAAAGATAATAATAAATAATTATTGTAGATACTATAACATAAGTAACTAAAGGTATTATATTATTTGGATTAAAATTATTTAAATCATCAAAACTATAACTTGTCATTAATTAATTATATTTATTTTTTTTTATATAGTTTAACCACAAAAATATATACAAGGAACAAAAGCTCTTATATAAGCTTCAGCTTTATCAATAAATTCTTCACATTTATATTCATCAGTATATAAATCAAAATTACAATCTAATGTAATTTTAGAAACAGTATAATTATGTAATAAATCATCATCCTGTTTATGCCCATATCCAATAATATTACTTGTTGTTATATAATCACCATTTTCTAAATTACCATTTGTATTACATATCCAAATAGCACCCTCCCCAATAGAATTAACAATAATTCTTTCATTATGTATACCAGCAATAACACCTAAAACATTTTTTTGATTAATTTTATTACTTAATTCAACAATTGGTAAAGAATTATCAATAGTAATATGGTCTTTATTTTTCTCACTATTAATATTTTTAGTATTATGTTTACCTATTGATATAACAATTTGACCTATAAATTTATTAACAAAACTTCTTACATAATCATTATTTGTTACACATCTATGTTTCCCTGTAAAATATTGATTTTTTAATTGTTCATATTTATGTTTTAATGCTAAGACACCACCACAAAAAACTTGAAATAATTTTTCTTTACTTACACTTAATTTATCATCTATATATGTACCAACTATAACTAATTTAATAAATTGACAATCTTTATGTGGATTTTTAAAACTATTTATTGTTATCGGTTTAATTTCTTCTAAATGTTTATAATTTGTATTATCAGTATAACCATAAAATAAATATTCCTTAGATAAATCCATAATATAATTTATTGTTATTACATCATTATTTATACTAAATGTTACTACTTCCATAATATGTGGATTATTTCCTTTAGTTATATTAATGGCTTGTGGATAATATTTTTTAACATCTTGAGCTATAAAGCCATAAATTCCATCTGATAATGGATTTCTTATTTCATCTTTATATTTATATTTAGTAATGTTTATATTTTCACATAAATTTAAAACTTCATCATCATTTATACTTTGAAAATCTTTTTTTAATCTCTTATCTGAAAAATAAGCTGTTGAACGTAAATATATATTAGCTCCAGAATTATAATAATTCATATAAATATGACCTAATCCATTTACACCACTATTAGGAGAATCAATATGTAAATTGTGTGACATTTGGAATATAGCATTACCATATTCAGCACTACCTGTCCAACCCCCAAATTTAATACCGTATTGATAACTAAAACTTCTACCAATAGTTAAAATTCTACTATTTCCTTGTGAAGAATTTCCAGAATTTATATCACAACCAATCCAAGCACTATCCATAACAGATACTTCTCCAAGACAAGCTATATAATTAGAATCATTTTTGGTACAATTTACATATAAATGATTCCATGTTGACATAGAACTATGATGTGAAAATATTCCTGTACAAGTTCCATGTATATTAGTATGGTGACCCATAAAGACATCCTGATTAGAAACACTATTATTTAGTCTAATTCTTGAAATCCATCCAATAGTTGGATTAGTATTACATGAAACATATATAGGGTCTATTTGTTGTGTATAAACAGCAAAATTTCCAGTTGAACCACTGTTAAATAATCTAACAGGTCTTTCATTAATATAATTTAAAAACATATTACCAGCATTAGTATGATTATCTATATGAAAATTTTCAGAAGAATCTCCATAACCACCATATAAATTCTGCATTTTTAATTGACCACTTGATATATTATTAGAACCAAGAGTTAAATTATAAGGTATATAAACATTTCCGTTAGTGTGTAAATCTAAATTAACAATAACTCCATTAGTAACTAACTTAAAAGGTGTATTAGTTTTTGTACCATAATAACCATATGAAGTATCTAGATAAGAACCTACTTCTCTTGTTCCATCGGTATGCATAATACCCCATTCCGCACCAGTTCTAACTTCAAATTTAAAAGTAGGATTAGTTAAATTAATACCAATATTACCATTATATTTTAACATTAATCTTGTATAAGATTGAGTATCCGAATGAACAAATTGAATATCACCACTACTTCCTGTAATTACATTTTGAATAGTCATTGTTAAACCAGTATTTATAAGAC